TCAGCAGTTCTCATTGAGTAAGATAACCGTCAGCAGTAAAAATTGCACCATTTACGGTGGCTTTCTTGGCATAATTGGAAACAGCACATTCGGGGTTGTCTTGGAAGAATTCCTTGACGAATTCATCGTCCTTCCAGCAATCGTAACCCAGCCGTTGACCCCAATAATGATAAGAGGTTGAAGGGATTTCGCCTACGAGCCGACCCATACCTTCAATGGATTTGGCTTCGTTTTGTTTAAAAAAAGCACCAAGTTGTCTGGCTTGGTGTTTTGCTTTTGTTTCTTCCATTCTCCATCCACGCAGTAATTCTTCCTGCACCCCCTTACGGAGGTGTTCTGGAATTACTTCAGACAAATGTTGAATGAAATCGGACACTGTTTACGAGACGAAGTCGAGTTTACCAAACGCCAACGGATTGTGGCAAACCAGACCCAGAACTGCTTCAACAGTACGAGCAGGGCCACCACCGAAGTCGGGGAGTTCTCTGACCTGTGCAACCTGCCCACCGTAGCGGACTTCGACCATGTCAAACGGGATGATATAGCCAACGAACTTGTTCTTCAACCATGTCGAAGAGTGCAACTTCAGTCTGCCGAAGTCGCCTTCAAAGACCTGCACCGTAGAGGTGTATGTCGAATCAGCGGCATCACGATTGAATGTACGAACCGAGTTACGAGTTTCGGCAGAGCCAGACGAGCCAGTCGTGAAGACAAGGTTCGTAAAGCCACGCTTACAACGAGTACCAAGGAGAGCATCATACTCCTTCGAAGTACCAGTCTGTTCGTACAGACCAGTCAGAAGGTTCTGAATGTTTTCTTCAGTGAGGTCGTCAGCAACCGTACCATACTGGTGTTGCGTATCTGGCATCTGGAAGTCCGCAGGGACAGCCAGATAGGTGTCTTGAGCAACAGTACCGAAGGAGGCAGGGTTAGCCGAACCACCACCAGCGATGTTAGCCGAAGTAGCACCCTTAACGGCAAGCCACTTGTCTAAACCACGAGTAAGGAACGGAACGCCACCAACACCAGTATCCTGCTGAGCACCCTGCGTACCACATAGAGTGACTTCAATGTCACGCTTCAGCATCTTAATAGCCTTAGCGACATTGTTAGCCAGTTCATCCTTAACGCCAGCGATGTTAGTAAGGTCAAGAGACATTGGGGAGACACGGACAGTTCTGCGGAACATCTGTGGGTGCATACCCAGTTCGTAACGATACTGCTTGGTCACGCCACCAACGGTGTCCTTGACATAATTTTCCACATCCGTGACTGGGTCAACATCAGTGCCATCGATAACGCCACCAGACTTGGTGGTAGGCAACTGGTCAACCTGCCAGCGAAAGTGAGTATTTCCAGGTTTTGAACCCTTCTTCGCCATAGAGGTGAATGGGGTGTCACGAGCATCGACCATAGCGATGAGGTCAGCGAGGTCTTCCCGCTTACCCGATGTAATTTTTGGTTCTGTAAGAATAGCCATAATTTTTATTTATAAGAATTTTTTGAGCAGGATGTCCTTGAGGTCTTCGCTAGAGGAGTTTATCTTGTAGCGTTGTTCGGTTGCCTTCAGTCTGCTTTCTGCACTGTTGGCTTTAGGAGCCGACCCACTTGGTCTAGGATTATGCGGAGCCTTCGCAACAGTCTTGGAGACCTTACCTTCACGGGCTTTTACGCCAGCGATGTAGTCACCAATAACCATCTTGTAGTCGGGGAAGCGTGTAATCTCTGGGAAAGCCTTCAAAAACTGGTGAGCAATTTGCTTCTCACGAGTATCTATGTCCTTCTTCCAAACAATACCGTATTCCTTTTCGGCAAGGTTTTCAAAGTTATCCTTGGCTCTAACATACTGCATCCGCTTTGGAAGGTGCTCTTCAAGTGCGTCAATAGCATTTAACTTGATTTGCTTGATTTCCTCTGGGCTGTAATAGGTTTCGTTGCCACTTGCATCGCTTGCCGTGTATCCTTCAGAATGTTCCTCGCACCATCTACGAACAGACCGTGCTTGAGAGACTTCGCCCTCGATTTCCGCAACGGTACTGATGTGACTATACGGGGAATCCTTGATGGATACAACGGGTTCGGGTGCTAACTTCTGATTTCTAGTGGTTTCAAGTTCTTCCTTGAGTTTGGCAATCTCGGCTTCGGCTTCCCTACGCTTAGACACCAACTTATCAATTCGCTTCTTAACACCCTTAGAAAGACCCCTGTCCTCCGTTTCTTCTTCGTCCTGTGAATGAACCTCTTCGCTATTTTCAGTTTCGGTGGCGTTTTGCTCACCGTCTCCTTCGTAGTCTTCTGCTTGATTACTTTCGGACTCGGCAGTGTCCGTCTGACCTTGTTCGGATAGGTCAAAGTCCTTTCGGATAATATCCGCTAGGCGTTCTTGTGTAAGAGAGCCGACACTCTCGTTTTCGACATTTTCGTCTTGCGACTCAGCAATGTCGTCATCGCTGTTTCTATCTTTGGGGTTCATGAGATTATTAGCATTCTCAAGTCTGCTGAGACTTTACAGTGTTTTGAGAAACAAGGAAAACAAGGTTACTTTTACGACTATTTTACATCTGTCAATCTTTTTACAAAGAATTCAATTCTTCGTCAGTCGTCCAATTCATGTGCTTTCTGTCCATGCCTTCTTTTCGGATTTCTAGGAGCATACGCTTAAAGTCTTTAATGCAGGAAGCCCGTCCGCACTGATATACCCTGTCTTCACCATGGTAATCGGTAGAAATGGCTTCGTCTGCCTCAGATTTGATGTTTATGTCAATAATGAGCATAATCTGGTTCCAGACCTCATTTTGACCCTCAAAAGCGAGGTGTTCGGGGTTATACGGGGGCTTCATTGTTGGTAGGGGGCATCATTTGCTGTTGAGCCATCTTTTCAGCCAGAGGGGATACCCCAATTCGACCAATTTGCTTGTTTTGCTGTTGGCTAACGCTCATTTGAAGGTTTTTGACATAATTCTCAAAAATCATCTGGAAGGTAGGATTACCCTGCATAGCCTGTTGGGCTACGGGGTTCTTAGACATAATCTCCTGCGTATACTGCATCTTGGTTTGAGCCGTAGGGTCGTTTTCGACATACTGAGGCTCATTACCCAGAATCATAAGGGCAATGTCGGTCTGCACATCACGGTACATCTTCTGGGAGGCTGTTGACTGGTCGATGATGACTTCCTTAGCCATATCTGGAGCAATAGCATTCATGGCAATAGCAATGAGTTTGTTTCTGTCAATAACACCGCCACTATCCATTGGGAGGACAGACTGGTTAATAGCCTGTAGTTTTTCCATGACGAAATCGACATAGAGGTTACGAATGTCAAACTTCAGTTCATAATCGAACTGGTTGGCAATGTCAGACATGTTCTGAGGAATTGAAATGTTTGTAATTCTCTCAATTTCTTCTGCGGCAAGGTATTGAAGACCAAGTTGCAGTAGTTGAGTGTAAATCTCGGAGATAGTGGTAAGCCAATTGTCGGTAGCCACCTGCTGAAGCATCTGTGCGTATGGAGCAGGAGTCTCTGGACTCTGCATGCCAGAAGTAAGACCAAAGTACTTAGCCGCATTGTTTTCAACATGCTCAATGACCATCTGAGCCAAGTTAGGAGTGCCTCTTGGAGGCTCCATGAACTTGTAGTCGTCTGGACTAGAAACAGGCAACTGTTGGGCTGGGCCAATGCGACCAATGCCTTGAATGCGTCTCTTGACCATAATCGGAGGCACAGTCTCAAAGGCAGTACGGTCTCTCATCGAGTCGTGCTGTCCCTTAAGTTCTGCCTGTTCGGTCATCAAGATTTCTGGGATGCCTCTAGATTCGGCAATGTTCTTTCGAAGGTTCTCTCTGCGATAAATAACAAAAGGATACTGTCCGTGAGCGTAGCCAAGTTTCTCGTGCTTAAAGTAAGAAGACCTAGAAGCGTTAGGGCAGAAAGCCGTGTAGTAAATGTGAGGAACGCCATCTTCGTTCATCTGACGGGTGTAGGCGTAACAAACTTCAATTAGGTGATTCCCTCTAAACTCGTAAGTGTCTAGCATGTTTGCTCTGGGAACGATGTTAGGGTCGTTGTACCAAGACATCTTACCAGCAGTGTTTACGGCTTCACTAATAGCATCAGAATCCCAGTCTTCATTACGCTCCATTGACCGAAGTTCTACTTCTGTCATGAACATTCTTCTAAAGATAACACGAGCCTTTTGGAACTCGATGGTTTCTGGAGGGAAACTGATTTCGTCAAACGGCTTAAGTGCAGTGACGCAAGGAAGGTTCTTGGTAATGGTTTCTTCAAAGACTGTAGCACTTCCAGTTTCTCTGAGTTCCTTAACCATCTTTCTAATGTCTGAAATCTTGATGGTGTTAAGACGCTGTGCAAGAATGCTGACAGCCATCTCTTCGGTCTGTGGATTGATAATGTATTCTGGAAGAGCAGAAACAAGTTCGCTGACCTGTTCACCGCTTCCAGCCATTTCAATAAGTTCAGCCATATTGAAGCGTTGCTCTCTAAGCCCTACCTGTTGCTCCCATCCAACATAAACAGCAGACCATCCATATTGATTGCCGTACTGGCAGAACAATTCCGTATCTCTTCTAAGTTCGCTTCTAAGTCTGTTAGTGAAATGACCAATAAGAGAATTCATG